ATCACATCCTGGACGAGGTTCTGGCCGGGCGCATCCTAGAGCAGAAGAAGAGCCGCTTCAGCGAGCAGGACGGCTACCGCTTGCTGGGCAACGTATGTGAGGCCAGCAAGCACATTCAGACGATCATCATCAGCATGGGCAACGCTGGCGGCAAGCTGGACTGCCTGCGCGAAGTAGAGGAGATCGTCGCCAGGAGCGGGCGCAGCGTGAAGTCCTATCGGATCAAGTACGCTCACCTGGGCGCGGTCGCCAGCGAGGAGCACAAGGCCAAGAATCAGGAGTACCTGATCGTGGGGAGGGCGAATTGGTGAAGCTGCTGAAAGCGCTGCCCTGCTATTTTGGCGGCAAGCAGAAGCTGCTGTCGGCGATATTTAGCCAGATGCCGTTGCCAGGTCCGGGCTGGATGCCGGTGCTGGTCGACGCTTTCCTGGGCGGCGGCAGCGTGAGCCTGTTCGGTAAGGCCAAGGGCTACCAGGTGCTGTGCAACGACATCAGCGCCAGGTCGGAAGTGATTGGCCGGGCGCTGATCGAGAATAGCCGGGTCAGGCTGGACGACATGGACATGCACAGGCTGCTTATGCAGAATGAATACAGCTTTGTCCGGGCGAACTTTGCCAACCTGTTTACGCCGGAAGACGCAGAGACGCTGGATACGATGTTGGGAAACATCAAGGAACTGAGCGAGCTCGCGGTGCAATGGCATCCGAGGTCGACACGGGTGATGCTCTGGCGGCTGGTCGTCATCCTCTACATCGTCAGGTACCGGAAATACGGCGACTTCGGCAACGAGGGGATCTACCAACCTCTGGTTGGCCGCTACAATGCGCAGATCAAGAAGAGCCACTACGAGAGCGTCAAGCGGATCTGCACGCCGCCGCTCCGGAAGCTGCAGCACGTATTCGAGGCGATCAACGGCGGTATCTTCAGCAACGGCCTGGACAACAGATTCTTCAAGATGGATGTGCTGGACTTCCTGAGCCAGGTCACCGGTGACATCGTCTACTTCGACCCGCCTTATTACGGCTGCGACAGCTACGAGAACAAGTACAACGTGCTTGACAGCATCCTGGCCGGCCAACTTGTCGAGGAGCAGCCGAGCAAGTTCAACCAGAATGGCGCGCTGGACATGCTCAGGGAGATGCTGCGGGCGGCCGCCTGGTCGCCGCTGTGGATCATCAGCTACGGGGGGCCGAAGGTGACGGCGCAGGATCTAGGGGCGATCGTGGCTGAGTTTAGGCCTGCGACCATAACGGAATTGAAGTACAAGTACAACTTCGGGAATGAGGCTGACACGGACGCACGGCGGACGGAGATGCTGATCGTGGGAAGGCGGGGTTGACGTGGCCTGGACATGGTGGATCACCGTGACAAGCCTGATCGGGACAATCGCTAACATCTACAAGCGCCGCTGGTGCTTCTGGATATGGCTGGTGAGTAACAGTTGCTGGGCGGTCATCGACTGGCGGCATGGCCTGGATGCTCAGGCAGTGCTAATGCTGATTTATGTGCTGCTGGCGGTCTGGAGACTGCTGCAGTGGGCTGAAGGTGGTGAACGGTCATGGCTTTCGAGGTTTACGTGTCGCAGCCGGTTAAACGGGGACGAGCGCCTAAACAGGTTGCTCAGTCTGTCGCTGCTCAACCGGCGCCCGCACGGCAGCGAAGACACAGCGCGCTGGTGATGGCTGCCAGGCAGGGGCCTCCGCTGGTTAAGCAGTCGCTGATTGTCGAACCGCTGCCATGGCCGTGGGAGTGCAGGCTGTGCCGGGCAGCGGGACGTGGTTTGCATGACTGCTGGCTGCCGGTATGGCGTAAAGTTGCATATAAACTGCCTAACGGAATGATGGTGTATGGAGATGGTGAGCGTGGGACTTCAGAAAGCTGCCCGCAAGCAGGCGCTGCGGCAGGCCAGACAGGCCGGGATAGAGCAGTGGCTGCGGGAGTCTGGTAAAGGCCAGGTAATGACACGGCGAGAGCGCCGAAAGTTATTAACCAGATTAACCTGTAAAAAGGTTAATTCAGGTTAACAGGGGAGCAGCAGGCAATGCCGAAGGACAAGGATGACAAGGTGAAGCAGTTGCCGACAGCGCTCGGCGCTATCAGGCACATCCCGGTCGAACAGTGTGAGCCGAACCAGTGGAATCCGAACGAGATGGACGCCAAGACCTACAGCAAAATGAAGAAGGATATCCAGCGGACGGGGTACATCCCGCCGCTTCTTGTTATGCCGGTCGCCCAAGATCGCTACAAGATCGTGGACGGCTATCATCGCTGGCTGGTGGCGAAAGAGTTGAACATGCAGACGGTACCGTGCCAGGTCCTGGAGATGGACGACACCGAGGCCATGCTGAAGACGGTGCAGCTCAATTACATGCGCGGGGCTGCCGTGCCGATCAAGCTGGCGAACGTGATTCACTCGCTCAACCGGACGATGACGCTGGCCGAGATCGAGGCCAAGCTGCCATACGAGGAAGAGGAACTGCGGGACGACCTGGCGCTGCTGAAACTGCCGGCAGACATCGAGATGGACATGGAGCGCAAGGCGGCGCAGGAACGGGACGAGGAGCCGATCTTCATTTCGGCAGTCATCTACCGGGATAAGCCGCGCAGCCTGCATGACTTCGTGGAGCAGGCCATGCTGGCCAGCGAGGCCACGTACTGCGAGATCAAGGTCAAGGTCGAGTGCAACGACCGGGACTATGACATGGCCGTGGGCGCGATGCAGAACCTGGCGAGACTGGACCAGAGCCGGGCGGCCGATCTGGACGGCGAGAATGCGCCGGCGATCATCCGGTTTGCTCTGTTCAACGAGCAGGTTGCCGTCCTCGACCAGGCGCTGACCAGAATCATCATCGAGGAGGCGCTGGAAAAGAATCCACGTGGCCGGGCGCTGGAACTGATGGCCGCCGACTTCCTGGCGGGACCGAACATCGAGAGGGCTGAGGACGATGGCGAGGCAGAAGAAGATCCGGCTGGGACCTAGCATAGACGTTATCAAGCGGCGGGAGAAGATCCTGCGGGCGTACTACGTCCACCGCTGGTCGGCCAGACAGATCTCTGAGGTGCTGGGCATTCCGGAGGGAACGATCGAGCACGACCTGCGGGCAATTAGGGTGTACGGCCAAAAAATCGGCGATCAGGCCATGCAGGCACCCCTGGAAAACACGATCTTCGAGTTGCAAGCGGCGTACAACGAGCGCCAGTCGCTGCGCTGGCAGGCATATCACAACGAGGTTGACATCTGGGACAGGAAAGATCCGGCTAGCCCTAAACTCGTGCATAAGGCCGACGACCGGCTCAGGGCGCAGCTGCTGAATAATATCGCCGAGGAAGAGCGCGAATACATCAAGGTGATGCAGACGCTGGGCGGTGTCCACAAAGAACCGGACCGGCTGAAGGTCGAGGAGAGCTGGGCCGACATCGCAGGAGATGTGCCTGATGAGGGCGCTGAAGCATGACGAGAAGGTTCGCATGGTCAAGCACATGCGCAAGGACCCTGCCTGGTTCTGGGGGCAGGTCTTCACGGGCGAGCCGTGGAGCAAGCAGCTAGAGATACTCGAATCTGTCTGGTTAAACAACATCACGGCAGCCCGGAGCTGCCACGGTGCAGGGAAGTCATGGACGGCCGCGCGGGTAGGCATCACCTACCTCATGGCGTGGCCGTCCATCGTGATCACGACAGCGCCGACAGGCCGCCAGGTGCGCATGATCCTCTGGCAGGAATGGGCGAAGGCGGTCAACAAGGCAAAGAAGCCGCTGGGCGGACGCCTGTTGACGGTCGAGCACAAGATCGCTGACGGCTGGTATGCGTTCGGATTTGCAACCGACATCCCCGACAACTTCCAGGGGTTGCACGGCAAGCGCATCCTGGTGATCGTGGATGAGGCGGCCGGCATCGAGCCGAAGATCTTTGCAGCGATCGAGTCGCTGCTGACGAGCGAGAATGCCCGAATGCTGCTGATCGGGAACCCCACGGACCCTGATTCCAACTTTGCCAAGCAATTCAGCGATCCGAAGGTCGGGAAGGTTCACATAAGCGCATTCGACACGCCGAATTTTACGGCGTTCGACATAACAGAAGCGGATTTTGAAACCAACACCTGGGAAGAGAAGATCACAGGGCTGCTGCCGTATCCAGAGCTGATCATACCGGCATGGGCATACGACAAATACGTGAAGTGGGGGCCGGACTCGCCGGACTATATCGCCAGGGTCAGGGGCCAGTTTCCCGAGGCCGGCGAGAACGTGCTCATTCCGCTGTCGTGGGTTGAGGCGGCAATGGCGCGCTGGCACGACATGGCGGAGGGCGAGCCGCGGGAAATGGGCGTCGACGTCGCTCGCTTCGGCATGGACGAGAGCGCACTGGCTCCACGGGCAGGCCGCAAGGTCTTGTCGATACAGGGCTGGCACAAGCACGACCTGATGGAGACGGCCGGCTGGGTCAAGGCCGAGGCGACGGCGCTGCAGGTCAAGCAGGTCAAGATCGACGTGATCGGCTACGGCGCTGGTGTGGTCGATCGCTTAAAAGAGCAGCAGAAGGGCGGTGGCTGCAGGTTTGCGATAGACGGGGTCGACGTCAGCAAAGCGCCGAAGAACCAGGAGCGCTTTTTTGACCTGACGAGCGAGCTGTGGTGGAACCTGCGGGATCTGCTCGACCCGAATCCGGCAAGCAACCCGACACCGATCGGCCTGCCGCCTGACGAGGATCTGCTGGGGCAGCTGACGAGCCGGCGCTATACGTACACGAGCACCGGCAAGGTCCGGATCGAGAGCAAGGACGACCTCAAGAAGCGGGGGCTGTCATCACCGGACAGGGCGGACGCCGTGGTGTTGTCCTTCGCTCAGCCGCTGAAATTCCCGACAGTGTCGGGCATCTCGCTTGAGGGTACTAGCAAATTCAAGGGGCGGTGACACATGGCAGATGACATCAGCAAGGGAACCGGTAACGAATACAATGCCGTCACCGGAGGCACGCTGCAGTACGGACCGCCTCCGAACGGCGAGCGCGGCGCAATACCAGGCTCTGGCGACCTGAGCATGCAGCCAGGCGAGCAGATGCCGCGCAAGTTCAACCCGATGCAGGAGTTTGGCCTCACTGGTCTGCCGCGTTTTGGCGGGTTCGTTTACGAGGAATGGCTGCAGGACCTGGTAGGCATTCGAGGCCGCAACATATACCGGGAGATGCGGGACAACGACCCGATCATCGGGGCGATCCTGTTTACGATTGAGATGCTCTGCCGACAGGTGAGCTGGTCGGTCAAGGCCGGGGGCGACAGCCCGGCTGACCAGGAAGCGGCGGACTTCCTGAATAGCTGCATGCACGACATGAGCACGTCCTGGCATGACTTCATCACAGAGGCGCTCTCGATGTTCGTCTTCGGCTGGAGCTGGCACGAAATCTGCTACAAGAAGCGGGGAGGCGGCCAGGACTACAGCGATCCGCTGCTGCGCAGCAAGTACGACGACGGCAGGATCGGCTGGCGCAAGCTGCCGATCAGGGCACAGGAGACGCTCTGGCGCTGGACGTTTGACAATGAGGGCGGCATCAAGGTCATGAATCAGTTGCCCCCCCCTGACTTCATTCCGAGGCGGCTGCCGATCGAGAAGGCGCTACTATTTAGAACCAAATCTTACAAAAATAATCCAGAGGGCCGTAGTTGTCTGCGGACGTCATACCGGGCGTGGTATTTCAAAAAGCACATCGAGGAGATCGAGGCGATCGGCGTCGAGCGTGACCTGGCCGGTCTGCCGGTGGCGTTGGTGCCGCCAGAGATTCTGGACGTGAACGCAAGCGACGCAGAGAAGGCCGTGCTGACCTACGTCAAGAATTTGGTCATGAGCCTAAGACGGGACGAGCTAGAAGGCGTGGTCTTTCCGGCAGAGCAGACATCGGCCGGGACGCCGTCAGGGTACAAGCTGACGCTGCTGTCTGCTGGCGGATCAGGTAGGCGGCAGTTCGACACGAACGCTATTATCATGCGCTATAACCAGCAGATCGCCTGCACGGTCATGGCCGACTTCATTCTGCTGGGACAGAATAAGGTCGGATCGTTTGCGCTGCACAGCGACAAGACGGAACTGTTCGCTCAGGCGCTGGCAGCATGGCTGGATGCGATCGCCGAGGTTATCAACCGCCACGGCGTGCCGCGGCTCTTTGCGCTTAACACGTTTCCGGGTATTACCAAACTGCCGGAAGTGGAGCACGGCCAGGTCAAGGAATACGACCTGCCCGACATGGCGGCTTACATCACGGCGCTGTCAGGCGCAGGCATGCAGCTCTTCCCGGACGACGAGCTGGAGAATCAGCTTCGTCGAGCGGCAAACCTCGTCGAGAAACAGAAGGACTCCGATGAGACTGCAGCGCAGGGCATGCAAGAGGATCAGGGTAGGTCGGATCAGGCAGGTGGCAACACTGGCGCTGCAAAGCAGCCGGGCGACGGGCAGACTCCGGAAGACCAGGACGAGGCAGCAACACCGCCTGTGCAGAAGCGGCGGATCTTGCCGGTCACGCAGGACACAGCGGTCGAACTCATGGGACTCATGGGCGAGTTGCGGGAAGTGCTCAAGAGGATGAGGGTGGCATAAATGGCAGTGAGCCGGGAGTGTCTGGACGATCTGGATGGTGTGCTGGAGCATATGATCGAGAAGGTTGGCTCTCTGGTGCAGCCTGAGCACGAGCAGATGCTGGAGATCGCCGACGCTCACCGTGGGCAGATGCAGCAGGCTTTCTTGCGGGCGTGTCAGCTGGCCCGGCAGGTGCTGAGTATTCCGCTGCTTGTCCGCTACGTACAGGCCGAGTTTGCCGAGCGGCGCAAGAACAAACTGAAGAAGCGGGTAATTTGGGCGAGTGTCCAGAAGGTAGCCGACGACATCACACGGCTTCTGAAGGCAGCAAAGCAAAGCAAGTGGACACTGCAGGACTACGTCGACAATGCGACCACGCACCCGGACTGGGTAGAAGCGGCACTGAAGAACGGCGACCTCGATCAGAAGATCGTGGTCAACTGGTGGAAAAAAGAGTACAAGGAATGGGGACAGGGCACACCGCTTACAAAATACCCGGCTTTCAATAGTCTGCCACAGGAGCACCAGGATGCTATCCTGACCATGCTTCCGGGGGCATCGAAGCAACCGGCACAGCAAGCGGAGCAGCAGGGACAGTGGATAACGGAAGTGCCGAAGTCCGATAGCAACACTATAAACGCATATCACGGCACTACCGCCGCAGGCGATTTTGATAAGTTTAACGGAAAGCTGGGGTACTTCTTACAAGACCCGGCAGAGGCGAAAGGATATGCCGAGAACGCGATCATCAGCGGGAGCCACGGAGCGGGGGAAGGCAAGGTAATGGGCGTCCACCTACCGGCAGGCAAGATTAAGAACATTGATGATTCCGTCATGGACGCGCTGATGAACGATGGGGACGTTGATGAGGTAATAGAAGCAGAGGCAGCTGAGGCTAAGAAAGAGGGCTATAAATACTTAAACTTCATGCACCCGTCGACGGTAGATGGCAACGACATTAATGTCTATGTTGCAATAGGCCCGCAGGATGTCAAGATCTTAGACAAGAACGTCCAGATCGGCGGAGCGGCGAAGGAACCTACACCACCGCTGCTCGGCCAGGCAATAGGCGGTGCACCAGCGCCAGAGCAGTGGACTACAGAGAAATACTGGAATACGCCCAGCGGCCAGGTAAAGGCGGCGCTCAAAAGCGGTGAGCTGGACCCGCAGATCGTGGTCGATGCATGGGTAGACAAGTTTAAAGATAAAAGCGCGGCAACTTTGAAGGAGAAACTCAAGGGCAGTGTGACGGTGCCTGGCGTGCTGCAGGACAAGATCATAGCGGCGCACGCAAAGATAAAGATTAGTCCGCTTAGCACGAGCAAGTCTTACGAGGACTGGGCAAAGGCGCTCCCGGGCATGGATGCATCGGAAGTTAACCAGGCATTGAAAGCCGGGACACTGCCGCCCGAATGCGTTATCAACTACTGGCTGAACAAAATGCAGGGAATGAAGGCAACGGAGAAGCTGACGGCGGTGTACAATAGCGGCCTGCCGCCTGACATAATGCAGTCGATCCTTTTCGGCAGCACTGTCAGCAAGCCGGTCGAAGCAGCCATGACTCAATCGGCGGCCACGGCCGCGAAGAACCTCGGCAAAGTGGGCGTCAGCATGAGCTTCGATGCCAAAGACCCGTACGCCCAGGCATGGATTTCCAAACACACGGCCAATATGGTCGTCCAGGTGGGCGACGATACGAAGAACAAGATCAAGCAGATCATCGACACAGCCTTCGATCAGGGTGGACATCCGTATGAGACAGCGGCGCAGATCCGGGACTTCATCCCATTAACGGCGATGCAGTCGCAGTCGGTATTTAATCAGCAGGTCAAGTGGATGAAGTCCGGCAAATACACGCCGCAGCAGCAGCTTGATATGACACAGGCGCTGATCACGAAGAAGAAGATCTATCGCTCGCTGAACATTGCCAGGACGGAGACGGTAGCAGCGGCGACAGCCGGCCAGCAGATGGCTTGGACGACCGCCGTAAAAAAGGGCTTACTGGACACCGACGAATTTGAGAAGGCCTGGATCGTCACCAAGGACGATCGGCTGTGCGATGTCTGCGCTGAGATGGAGAACGAGCGAGCGCCGATCAACGGGCAATTTCAGACGCGGGGCGGCATTGACGGCCCCCCTTTGCACCCGCAATGCCGCTGTGCAGTTTCTCTCAAAACTGTAAAATTACAGCAGCAGGTTCCAGGAATGGCTGCGGTGCCAGGTGCTCAGGCATTCCAGCAGCAGACTCCTACTATGGATCAGCCAGAGGAAGCTATTCCGATGGGGTCAACTGAGCCGGTGGCCGTGGCGCCGCTTGAAGCGCCGTCTGCAGCGGCTGTGGCAGTGCCGACAATGGAAGAGCTACAGACAGGCATCGGCGACGTGCTCGACAAGCAGGTTATTGCAGCAGAGCCGCCGCAGTTCACTCCGGAGCAGCAGAAGATCGAGGACGTCCTCAACGGACCAGCCTCGTCATTCGACTATAAAGGGCCGGCGCACATGGGCGGCGCTGGCAAGAAGTATCTGTTCACCGGGTCGGACGTCAAGGACTATCTCTTCAAACCGTCCTGGACGAAGGGTACCAGTAAGTCTGAGAAGTTCCGGGGCTATGCGCAGGAAGCGGCCAGCAAGCTCGGGCAACTGATCGATCCCGACAGCGCCGTGCCGATCAGGACGATAGAGCTGCCGGTCAATGGTCAGCCAGCCTTCGGCACGCTGCAACCAGTTTACAAGGTCGTGCAGGACGGCATCACGGACAGCAATCTAGCGACCGCGATGACGCAGCAGGGGCTGCAGAGGGAGCACGTCACCGACTGGCTGATTGGCAACTTCGACGCCCATAAGAACAATTTCATATATGCCAAAGATGCCAACGGAGATATGCAGCTCATGGGCGTTGACAAGGAGCAGGCCTTCCGCTATCTAGGCGATCCGAAGTCGGCGGTCATGGGCTACGATTATCACCCGAATGCTGCCTACGGCGAGAATGAGTCGGTCTATAATACGATGTTCCGGCAGTTCGCCCAGGGCAAGCTCGACCTGGACCTGCAGGCTCCTCTGCCATTCATTCAGCGGGCCGAGGCGATCAGCGACGACGATTACCGGGCTATCTGGCGTCCGTATGCTGAGAGCCTGAAGGGTAAAGGTCCGGATGCTGAGAAGATGCTCGATCAG